GTAGTTGAAACACCATACTTTTCTGAAATCTGAATATTAGTTAGTATACCGTCGCTCAAATCTTTATAAAATTGTTCCTTGTTTTGTTTTAGTAATTTTCTACCTTCACTTACTTTGTTTCCTCTATTTGCCTCCACTTTTACCTTTTTTCCTTTCATTCCATTATCATATACATAATTTATATTTCTGGATGACAGCATTTCACGGCGTTCATTGTATTTGGCTGTGCCAATATCATTGCCATATTTTTCAGTGAACCATTGTAGTGTATATCTGCCGACGGCACGTTGTTTTTGTTTGCTGATAGCGGCGATGCTGTGGTGCTTTCCAAACATTCCGTTATTTTCTCCCCCGTTCCACTCTTTCATTTTTTCTCTGATTTGTTCTTTATTTGGGTTGTTGGAGAAATTATCACCGCCCAACGCGGTTTTTCCTATATTATATCCTATAGATTTAAATGGTTGTAATGTATCCAAATAATGTTGCTCACGCAATGCACAATTTTCTGGAGGGCATTCTTCCAGAATAGTGAACGAAAAGCTCTTCTCGGTATATTTGTTCCAAGAACGTTGTAAAATGATATTAACGTGTTTGTTATTTTTGAGCATCATTTTGTGCTCAGTAAATCTTTGTTCGATATCTTTGGAAGATCCAACATAGAATTTTCCGTTAGCTTCGTTTGTTATTTTGTATACTCCCGATTTTTTCATATATGGATAAATATTACCGTAGAACTCCAAAACATCAAAAATTTAGATAAAAAAAGAACCGGTCTTTCGACCGGTTCTTTGTAGTTTTCCCTCTAAGAGGCGAAGTATTAAACTTCGTTGAGGTTGCCGATGACGATCTTGCCGTAAAATTCGGGCCTGATCATCTTCTTGGCATAACGTGTCATCACGCCACGGCGTGGTGTGAAGTTCACTGGGTCGTACACCAATGGTGTCTGAATCAGTGGGATGTATGGAGCGTATACAGCGCCGGTTTCTAGGAAGTTGCTTCCACGGAAACCAACCAACATGACGTTGTCGGTCATGTATGGGTTCTTGTAAACGGTCCAACGGTTGCTTAGAGCGCCAACCTTGGCAACACCCATTGCGAACTTGGCTTGATCGCCGTCCGTGTTGGTTGTGAAGCCAGGGATGCTTTCGATGATGGTAGCAACGTCTGGGCTGCAAACTAGGAAGTTTGCACCACCACGCAGGGTCAACTGGTGGATCTTGTTGCTGACCTTCTGGATCTTGTTACCCAATGTCTGGAACCAGGTGCTCTTGACATAAGCAGTGCGGTTAGCAGCTGTGTCAGCGAACAATCCGGTTGTAGCATTGTATTCCTGACCGATACGAGCGGACCAGAATTCAGTTGTAGCAGCTGGAGCATTGACGAGCAACATATCGAGGATTTCTAGATCGATTTCCATCGAAACATACTCAGATAGAAGAGCAGTTAGCTCTGCTTCTGCGTCAATCGAGTGGTAAGCGTTCAAGTCTTGAGCCAATTCTGGTGTCCAGACGGCCTTTAGCTTACGAGTCTTCGCGACGATAGCTTCGGACTTGAGTTCTAGGTTGACTTCCGGAATACCAACATCGGCATATAGACCTGAAGTACCTGCGCCTGCGGAGGCTGCTGTATCTTCGAAGTCGCCACGGCTGGTGTCGGCTGGCTGCTTGTGATAAGCAACCAATACGGTACCACTGATACCAGAACCGGATACGTAGAAGGTTACGTTGTTGCCAGAGACAGTTGTGAATGCTGGATAGAAATCAGCGATACCAGAACCAGAAACAGTGAAAGCACGAGCGCCATTGGCGTCGAAGTTTGTGCTGCTTAGGTCAACGGTTAATCCAAAGATCTTTCCTGCGGACAATGATGCACTGAGATCGGTGTTGAAGTTGATTTCTTCCCAATTGGCAGAAGCTGTTGTCTGCGCCTTGGTTGTTGTCTGGTCATTGATGGTATAACCAAAGCGGCCTTGGCCATATAGACCATTGACTGCGCTGTCGGTTGAACCCAACTTTGTTCCAGTACCACCGAATAGCGAGTTACCGCTGAATGATGGCTTACCAGCCTGATCAGAGCCGTACTTGAAGTCTAGATAAAATACTAGACCGCTTGGTAGGTTCATTGGCTGAACGCTTACGAATTCCTTCGCGGCGATTTCAGCGAATACACGACGAACTAGTGGTAGAGCAACGCCCGCCCACTGTTCAGAACTGCTTGATGTACCTGTGCGGGTAGCTTCGTCGATCAGTTGTTTTGCTTGATTTTCCAGAAGGATGGACATGTGTGACTTTTCCATGTCGCTCTTGATGCCTTCTAGGAGACCAGTCTTTTCCCACTTGGAGACAAGACCGCGAGTTTCAGACATGAGCTTGGCCATTGGATTGGTTGTCTCAGTCAATAGTGATTTGATACTTGACATATATTTTCCTTATTTAAGGTTTGTTGTTGATTGTTATTAACTACGAATACCGGCTAGTTTCTTGAAGCGGTTTGCCATGTCGGCTCCTTCTGCAATAACTGCTGGTTTTGTTGGTTTGGTTGATGCAACCGATTTGCTGGCGAGACCTTCGGTGATAGTCTTGACGGTTGTTGATGCTGGCTTTTTGGCTGGCACAACTTCCTTCTTGGCACCGAAACTAAATGATTCTGCCAATGTTGCGTAAACGAGTTTTGCCTCACGAACAGACTTCGTTAGGTCAAATGATTCGATTACCTTTAGTTTCTGCTCGTTATTCAAGCTGGCTGCTTTGAACAATTTGTTCGTATACAGCAACTTGGCATTGAGCAGGTTTACTTCATTGATGCGGTCCCGTAGATAAGTTACTGCGCTACGGTATTCTGCTAGTTCCTTCTTCAACGAAAGATTTTCTTTGATGATTGACTCGTTGGCTTCTTCCTTCTCGTCATCATGTTTTTCAGCTTTTTCGGCTTTTTCTTTTTGGTACTTTTTGAGGTGTTCGATGCCTTCATTGGCTTCTTCTTTTTCTTCTTCCTTTTCTTCCTCATCTTCACCTTCGGATAGAAGTTCGTCGAGGTTGATCTCTTCGTCTTCTCCGTTACCAGCAGCAGCTTCCATTGGAGCGGACATTTCTTCCATTCCAACTTCATTTACGCTATTTTCCAGTTCTTTTAGGATTTCATCCAATGATTCTTCGTCGATTTCTTCGCCATCTCCTTCTTCAAGGGCGACTAATTCGTTTGAAGCACCTTGTGGATCTTCTGTGTGGTGACCGGCGGTGGTCTTGGTATAATCGGCAGAAGCTTTGCCATCTTTCTTAGTTGCTGGCAATGATCCTTTTGTACCACCAATTGATGAAGCGGCTGATTTGACCATGTTCTTACCTGGATCTTCGGTCTTGTGTCCAGCAGTGGTCTTTTTATAGTCAGGAGATGCTTTGTCACCTTCCTGAATATTTGAAGTAGCTAGTGTTGGATCTAGTTCTGCACCGATTGTTCCACGAATTGCTTCTTCGTCCATTTCTTCTTCTTCTGCCATTGGCATTTCTTCTGTAGGAGCAGCTTCTGGTGCGGGAGCAGCTGGTGCAGCTGGTGCAGCTGGAGCAGCTGCTTGTGCCATCATTGCTGCGTCTTGAGCAGCATCGGCGTGAACTTCTGGAGCAGGAGCAACTGGCAATGGTTCATCGCCTTCTACTTCTTGCTTTAGTTTTTCTGCGAGCATGCTTTGGATTTTTGGCGTAAAAGCTTCTTCCAAAGCAGCTTTGGCATTGGCGAGGGCGGTAGCACGTACTGCCTTAGCGTCTGCGATAGCTTGTTTTAATAGGTCTGACATAATAATAGTTTTATCTTTGTTGTTGATGAAACTATTAAGAGTTTCAAGATGTTAATATGTTGCTTCGCATCAAAGAATGATGCATTTTATAATAAATAAATATATACGAAAAGTAAAAAAATATAAAATATTTTTACTTTTTATAATTTATTACAACTTTGAAACTGCTGGTGAAACACCTTCTTGTAGATCTTTGATTTCAAAATAACGATTTAGGTTGGTGCCCATTTGTTCGTATAATGCCTGCATACGCTGTTCAAGAAC